AATTCTACCCGCGCAGCCGCCTCTCAAAGTCAGATACCATGCGCTGACGGCCTTTCCGTCAGCGCATTCATGTGACCTTGAGGAAATCCACCAAACCGAGAAAGGAGATCGCCATGATGCAGCCGACGCCAAACGAAACCCAAATCCACACGGATGAACTGGTGGACATCCGGGAAGTATCCGTAGACAAAAATCTTCCCAAGGAAGAACGCATTGTCGCCTTTATCCGCCAGATCAAAAATCCTTACCGCTTCCGCTGCGGCGATTTTGTGGTAAACGCCTGCTTTGCCGGGAACGGCGTTACGTTGGAGGAATGTCTGCAAGGCATTTTGCGCTGAGCGACATCCTCGCTTTTTTCCGCAGAGAGTGCTATGATCGGTGTGGAAAAGGATGAAAACCTAATAGCCAGATAACCACTCTTTTCATGCGGGAGCAGTCCGGGAGAAAGGAGTGCTTTTTCATGCCTAAATACAAAGCTACCGCTTACATCCGCCTGTCCTACACCGACGATCATTCCAGCGAAAGCGACAGCGTTTCCAATCAGCGCAAGCTCATTGAAAACTTTGTAGAGCGTAACCCGGATATTGAGGTCGTTTCCGAAAAGATCGACGATGGATACAGCGGCATCATCTTTGACCGCCCCGCGTTCAAGGAAATGATGCAGGATGTCACCGATGGCAACATCAACTGCGTCATTGTAAAAGACCTCTCCCGCTTAGGGCGCGAGTACATCGAAACAGGCCGGTATCTGCGCCGGGTATTCCCGGCCTACGGGGTGCGTTTCATCGCTATCACCGACAGCATCGACACCGCCCACGACAGCGGCGATGATCTGACCGTATCGGTCAAGAACATTATGAATGAAGCCTACTGCCGGGACATTTCCATCAAGACCCGTTCTTCTCTGGACGTGAAGCGGCGCAATGGCGATTTCGTCGGCGCGTTCCCGGTGTACGGCTACATGAAAGCCGAGGACAACAAGAATTTGCTCGTCCCTGACCCCTACGCTGCCCGCGTTGTCTGCGACATTTTCCGTATGCGGCTGGAGGGCGCAAGCGCCTCCAAGATCGCATCTGAGCTGAACCGGCTGGGTATTCTCTCCCCGCTGGCGTACAAGAAGAACAACGGTCTGCCCTACGCGAAAAAGGGCTACGCGGACAAAGCCGACTGCAAGTGGTCAGCAACCACCATCATCCGCATCTTGCAGGACGAAACCTATACCGGAACGCTGGTGCAGGGCAAACAGGGTACGCCGCATTACAAGATCAAGCAGATGGAGCAGCGCCCCGCCTCCGAGTGGGTGCGCGTCCCGGATGCCCATAAAGCGCTGATTGCCCGTCAGGATTTTGATCTGGTGCAGCGCATCAAGGGGCTGGATACCCGCACTTCTCCCAACGAGGACACGGTGTACCTGTTCTCCGGTATTCTGATCTGCGGGTGCTGCGGAAGCCGCATGACCCGCAAGACCAACCGTGCGAACGGCAAGGAGTACCACTACTATTATTGTCCTACCGGCAAGAAAAAGGGCTGCGCCCATCCGGTCATGCTGAAAGAAAGCAGCCTGATCGACTGTGTGCGGGACAGCCTGAAAGCCTATATCGGCAATATTGCTTCTCTGGAGGCGCTGCTGACCGGCATTGACCAGTCCAGCATCAATCAGGCGCTTGCCAAGGAATACAGCGACCACATTACCGACAACGAGCGCCGGTTGGAGCAGGTGCTGGAGTTCAAGGCACGGCTTTATGAGAGCCTTGTGGGAGGTATGCTTACCAAGGAAGAATACGCTTCCTATAAGGCAAAGTACACCAAGCAGGCCGAGGACATCCGCGAGAGCATCCGCGTTCTCAAGGAAAAACTCACGGAGGTTTTGGAAAACCGGAGTGAGCGCAACCGCTGGATTTCACAGTTTACGCAGTTCTCCACGCTGGAAACCTTAGACCGCAGGGCGCTCATTCACATGGTACAGAGCATCCGCGTCCGTGGCAAAAAGGAGCTGGATATTACCTTTACCCATGAGGACGAATACAAAAAGGCGTTGCAGCTTTTGGCACTGGCAGCGCAGCAGAAAGATTACGAACAGAGAAAGGTGGGCTGAGCATGGCAAGAAAAAGCAGAAAAGAAACGGCTGCGGTGACCGTTCAGGAGGCCGACGCCGCTTGCCGCGCCGCGATCTACGTCCGCCTTTCGGTGGAGGATACCCACACGCACAGCGTATCCATTGAAACCCAGCAGATGATTATTGCCCGCTATCTGGAGCAGTACCCGGAGATCAGCGTGTACGATACCTACATCGACAACGGCGCGACGGGGACAAACTTCCACCGTCCGGGCTTTCAGCAGATGCTCTCGGATATTGAGGCCGGTCATGTAAACTGCGTGATTGTCAAAGACCTTTCCCGTTTGGGACGGAACACCATCGACACCGGCTATTACATCGAGCAGTATTTCCGCATCCGCAGCATCCGCTTTATTGCGGTCAACGAAAACTTCGACACCGCCAACCCGGAGGACGCCCATTCCGGTATCATTATCCCGCTGCGGAACATGATAAACGAAGCCTACGCTTTCGACATTGGGCGCAAGATCAGGGCGCAGCAGCGGCAGGCCATGAAAGACGGCAAATTCATCGGTGCGCGTACTCCCTACGGCTATCTGAAAGCCGAGGACGATTGCCACCAGCTTATCATCGACCCCGTTGCCGCCGTTGTGGTGCAGCGGATGTTCCGCTGGGCTTCCGAGGGTGCTGGCCTCAATACCATCGCCGTGCGGCTGAATGAAGCGGGCGTTCTCACTCCCAGCCACTATAAGAAGATGCAGGGCAAGATCACCCACGAAAATTTGCTCGGCAGCGGCAAGTGGCAAACCCGAACAGTCGGCGTTATTCTCCGCTCCGAGGTCTACACCGGAGATCTCGTTCAGGGGCAGACCAAAACCGTGGATCACCGGCAGGTCAAGGCCGATGCCGAGGAATGGACGGTGGTACGGGACACCCACGAGGCCATCATCAGCCGGGAACAGTTCGCGGCGGTGCAGGAAATTCTCAATCAGACGGCCAGCCGCGCCAAGACACGGGAGGTCAAAGCCTACACGCCGAATTTACTCAAAGGCAAGGTGTTTTGCGCCCATTGCGGCGGCAGCCTGCACCGGCAGCGGAATATCCGCAAGAAGTCCGACGATGTGTACTTCTACCATTGTCTGAGCAGGAGCCGAATCAGCAAGGATGCCTGCCCCGGCGTGACCATCCGCGAGGATGCGTTGCTGGATATGTTGGCAGATATGCTTCAGGACGCGCTTGATACGGCGCTGGGGCAATATACCCTCTCCCTTGCGGAGCTGCCCCGGCAGGCCGCTGACCGCGCCGAGCTGCGGGAGAAGATCACCAGCCGCAGGCAGGAAGTCCAGCGGCTTCGCGGTATCGTGCGGAGCTTATATGAAAACCTTGTGCAAGGCGTTCTTACCAAGGATGAATACTTCGACTACAAGGAGAAGTACGAAAGCCGCATTGCCGACCTCGCCGTGGAAATGGAACAGTTGGAGGATGGCCTGCGAACGATGGATGCTCAAACAGAGCAGCACCGGGCGCTGGAACAGGACGCCGCACAAATCAAGACCGACCGTGCGCTGACCGGCGCACTTATCGAGCGACTGATCGACCGCATTGAGGTATCCCACGACAAGCAGATTACGGTGCGCTATCGCTTCCAGAGCGAGTTTGAAACCTATGCGGAGGTGCTGGAACAATGCAGAAATATGTAATCGCCCTCTACATCCGCCTCTCCATCGAGGATTACAAGTACGACAGCCTGAGCATTGAAAATCAGAGCCTTGTCCTCCACGAATACGCGGCTTCCATGCCCGAAGCCCTGAACGCGGAGATCACGGAGTTCATCGACAACGGATATAGCGGCACGAATTTTGAGCGTCCGCAGGTACAGAAGCTCATTGAGCTGGTACGGGCCAATCAGATCGACTGCATCATCGTCAAGGATTTTTCCCGCTTCGGACGAAACAGCATTGAAACCGGCTATTTCATCGAGCGTGTGTTCCCACTGTTCCATACCCGCTTCATTTCCATCAGCGACGATTTTGACAGCAGCAAATTCAAGGGTGACACCGGCGGCATGGACGTGGCGTTCAAGTATCTCATCAGCGAATATTACAGCCGCGATATGTCCATTAAAACCAAGAGCGCCAAGTACGCCAAGATGCAGCGCGGCGAGTATCAGAGCAAAATCTGTCCCTACGGCTACCGCAAAAGCGCCGATGGCAGAATGGAGCCTGACCCGGAGGCTGCTGCCGTTGTGCAGCTCATCTTCCAGCTTGCCGCCGAGGGCATCAACGCCACCGCCATCACACGGGAGCTGTTCCGCAGAAGCATCCCTACCCCCGGCCAGTACAAAGCGGCGCACGGCAATCATACCCACGATATTTCCCGCTGCCACGGGATTTGGAGTGCATCCACCATTCTCCGCATTTTGGAGGACGAACGCTACACCGGCGTGTATATGATCGGCAAGCGGGCGGTTCTCGAAGTAGGCGGCACCAGAAGCCGCCTGAAGGACAGAGAATCATGGTACATCATCCCCGACCATCACCCGGCCATCGTCGAGAAAGCTGTGTTTGATACCGTGCAGGCCAGCCAGCTCCGCTTTTCCCAGCCCAACAAAAAGAAGCGGGACTACCCGCTGAAAGGCAAAGCCTTCTGCGGCTGCTGCGGTCATGCGCTATCCCGCACCATGCAGAAAACCTCGTACTATTACTGCCGCCATTCTGAGGCGGACGTTGAAAGCCGCTGCCACAAGATGCACCTGAACGCCGCAGAGCTGGAACAGGCGGTATTCCTGACGCTGAAAAAGCAGTTGGAGGCCGCCGCACCGCTTGCCCCTGACGGTACGCTCCGGGTAGATGCTTCCGTACCGGAACGCGCCGAATATGAGCAGCAGATTGAAACGCTGCAAGACGGCAAGCGCACACTTTACGAACGCTATCTCATGGGCGAGATCGACCTGAACACCTACAAGGCGGAAAAGGCCGCGTGTGACGAGCTGCTTTTGAAAACGAAAAATGCCTATGCCGCAGTATTGGCACAGGCGAAACAGAAGCAGGACGAACAGGCACGGCAGGACAGCCGCAAGGAAGCGTCCAAGGTGATTTTCGATGCGGACACGCTGACCACCGAGCTGGCCGAGCTGCTGATCGACCGGGTGCTGGTATATCCCGATAAGCGCATCGAGATCGCATACAAAATCCAGGACATTTTTGATTGAGGTGGCAGTCATGAAAATCGCTTTCTATTGCAGAGTGGACGGACAGGGCTTTGGCTTTGTCCTCCCCGATGAAGCTGACAAGCTCCGCGAGTTTTTCGCCGAGCATCAGGATAAGCCTGCGCTTGAAAATCCATCAAGCGCAAGCTAAAAATTTTTGTCGTGTGCTTGACATACGGGTGACGCAGATCGTGAAAGCGCATCCGGCGCAAACCGTGACTCTCCAGAAATTTCGGAAATGCGTTGGTCAGGTATTCCACCCGCATCCGCTCGCCCAACTCATCCACGAATACAAAGCCATCGTATTCATAGTTGTAGCAGTTGCCGCAGACCTGCTTGTTCAGTTCCTGCGCCTCTTTCACCTGCATAAAGTATTCCCGGAAGCTGCCGATGAGCGGCAGGGTGCGCAGACTGGACTTGGTCTTGGCGGACTGCTGTTCAATTTCCGCCTGCTTGCCATCAAGAGTAATGGTCGTAACGGTTCGTATGACTGAAATCGTTCCACGCTCAAAGTCGATGGCGTCCCACTTCAATCCCAACACTTCACCCCGACGGAATCCATAAAAAGCGGCCACCAGCACCGGCAGCTCCAGCTTGGTGCCCCGGAGAGCTTCAAACATCTTCTGCATTTCCTCTGCCGAAAGGAAAACCGGCTGAAAGCTGTTTTTTCTGGGCCGGTCCACTTTGTCCGCCACATTCTGGATCAGCATATCGGTCTTGACCGCATATTTCAGCGCCGAGTGGATAATCGCGTGATAGTGGATGACCGTATTCGGTTTTACCTTTCTGAGCATTTCGGAATAAAACATCTGCAAGTGTCTGGCTTCCAGCTCCCGCAAGGTCAGATTCCTCTGGCGGAAGTACGGTCCGACTGGCATCTTGATCATTGCGGCGTAAGAACTGTATGTTGCCACAGCCAGCCGCCCTTTGGCAATTTCCAGCCATTCCAGCAGATAATCGGCAAACAGCATATCGCTGCTCAGGTCGCCCACCTCTTTGGGCGGCTCAAACTCCGCCCGGAGCTTTGCAAGCTCGGCTTCGGCTTTGCGCTTGTTGCCCTTTTCGGGAAGCCCCAGTGCGATCCATTTCGTTTTCCGCTGCCCTCCGGCGTTTCTATAGTTCAGCACGGCGTAATACCTGCCGTTTTTCAATGTCAGATGTCCTGCTACCAATTTCATCTCCTCCTGTCCTTTGTATTTGCAGAACAGAACTCCAAACCGACAGCATCAGTATACCATCGGTTTGGGGTTCTCTCTATTCTGCGATTTGTTTGATTACAGCCGCATCAATACGAATCAGCGGGCATCCCGGTTCCGTTCTCTCTGCCGCTTCAGTAATTCCAGCCCCTTGATGATGTCCCGGCGCATCTGCTCCTCGGTGTAGCCGGAGGGGAAGTATTTCCGCAGCTCCTCCCGTTTGAATTTCAGCTGCTCCTGCTGGTTGGGCTTCGTCTCCGCCAGCACGGCGTAGACTATCTGGTCATCCAGCAAGCCCTCCTGCGCCAGCTTTTTCAGGCGGATGCTCTGGGCGTGGGACGGGGTGCAGTCGTTCAGCGCCATCGCGTCCAGCACCGCCCGCTGCTGATACGAGTCTAAGTAGGAAAGCTCCACCGCCGGGTTGAAGGCGATCTTGCCGTCGTCCACCATCGAAAGCAGTTCGGGAATCAGGTAGGTCAGGCGAATATATCTTTTAATTTGATTACGGCTTTCGCCGGCATCGTCAGCTACTTTTTCTACACTGAGCAGCTTCTGCCCAACTTGGGCAGAAGTGACACCTTGATGCTTGATGGCATCCAGCTTCATCTTGTAGGCGAACGCCTTTTCGCTGGGCAGGATGGTCTCCCGCTGCAAATTGGCGTCCACCATTGCGATCACCGCTTCATCGTCAGACAGCTCCCGGACGATGACGGGCATCGTCTCGACGCCCAACACCTGACACGCCGCCAGTCGCCGGTGGCCGGAGATCAGCTCGTAACCGCCGTCCGGCAGCGGCCTTGCCAGCGCCGGGGTGATGGCTCCCACCTTGCGGATGCTCTCGATCATTTGCTGCATCTCCTCGTTGTTCTGCACCTTGAAGGGGTGACCCTTGAACGGGTGCAGCTCGGCCAGCGGAATGTTCCGCACCCGCTCCAGCTTGGCATCGTCCCGCTCCGCCTGCGTGGAGAACAGGTCGTCCAGCGTGGGTAAAGTAAAATCCAATTTTCTCATTGTGTTGTCCTCACTTTCATAGTTTTTTCTTTCAGGGGTTTTAGGGCACGCCCTAACGAGTGTTTTTGCGCTCCGGCCCTGCCGGGAGTAAAAACGCACTGCTCGCTCAGATGACGCAGGCATCGGCGGCAGGGGCACTGTTTGGCTCCGACAGGAGTAAAAACAGTCTGCTCGCTTAGACTGCGCAGGCGTAATTCTCGCTTACTTTAATTCATTCAAAACTGCTTCCAGTCTGCTTATAATTTCCTCTTTCTGAAGCTGTGGGAGTTCCGCTTTCAGGCCGTTCAGCATCCGAAACAGGCGGTAATCCCGCTCCGTGATGGCCGCTTTGACCTCTTTTCCAAGCCCCAGCCGCCGCAAGTATTCCGACAGCGGCAGAGAACAGAACCGGGCATTTTCCAGCAGCTTCTGCTTCTCCTGCTCGGTCACACGGACATTGATCCCGTAGTTTTTGCTGCGCATTTGTTCACCCCCTTTCTTCGGTTTGTGACGGCAATGACGGTTGTGACGGGGATTTCCTTATATAGCGATCCCGGCGTCATTTGCGTCATCACCGTCACGGCGCAGAAATTTGATGAGTCGGCTTTTTCCCGTTCGCTTGGTGCGATACTCGATGCCCAGCGGCTCCAGCACCTCATAGGCAAACTGGCCGAGATACTTCGTGGCCATATTGGGCGTGACCTCCTGCTCCTTCATTTCGGTCAGCAGCTCCGTGGCCGTGCCTACCCATTCGGTGCGGTGCTCCATAAAGTCCACCACCCGAAACAGAAATTTCGGCAGTTCCGCCTTGTGAATGTCCTCGCTGTTCTTGCACTCCACCAGCTCCCAGACAAGGTCGTTAAACTGCAAGGTCAGCTCCTGATATTCCACATCCCGCCCACTGACCAGCAGCGTAGCGGCGTTTCCGCTGCGCTTACGGCGCAGGATGAAGTTGGTGTCCGCAGCGCCGATGATGCCGGTAGAGCCGCTGACATCGTTAAAGGGATCGTCGCTGTCTTGCAGCTTTCGCAGGTGATGCACCAGCAAAATGGCGATGTTGAAGCCATCGGCAATACGCTTGATGGAGGAAATGTCATCGTAGTCATTGCCGTACATCCCCGCCTTTCCGGCGCTGCCCTTGGAGTCCCGCACCTTTTGCAGCGTGTCGATGATGACCAGCTTGGTGGCGGGGTGCTCGGTCAGGAAATCCGTGATCTGCTCCTCCAGCCCGCCGCCGATCAGCCCGGAGGTCACGGCAAAATACAGGTTGTCCGGGGCGCTGTCGGTGAGGTTGTAGAGCCGGTCTTTGATACGGCGCTGCGTGTCCTCAAGGCTCAGATAGAGCACATCGCATTGCAGCGTGGGCAGGCCCC